TCCTTTGAGTCCCTTTGCTGCTACCCTGGCAGTAATGTCAGACTTTCTGATTGCAACACCATAACGCTCAATTGGGTTGTACTCACCCTTGAATGTTGAACTGAGTGCTGCTACAGCATCTGCTGTGGTTCCACCATAGGTGGCTGCTAAGTCTGCAGCAAGGATCTGTAGTTTTTGTGTACGCTCAATTGCGTCTTGCTGAGATAAACCAAGACCAGTAAGTTGTGTTCCTAGAAGAGCAGAGAATCTAGCAGAGTCTGCTGTTGATAGTCCATACTCAACCATTGTCTTGGCAAAGTCTTTTAATTGCTTGGAGTTGCTCTTAAATACTGCATCCAAAGCACCAAACTGTTGGGCAACATCAGATGCAGCCATAACTGAATCTTTACCAATTTTAACTGCTGCTGCAGCAGAGGCTACTGCTACAAGGCCTACTGCTCTACTTGCTTTCTTGGCATAAGCATCAAATGACTTGCCAAGTTTCATTAAGTCTTTTTGGGCTTGCTTAGATCCTTTATCAGAGTACTGAGTGAGAATTCTGGCAATTACTGCACCTGTAGCCATATTAGTCTCGCTCCTTCTCTAAGTTTTTTTGTAGTGTTGCTTTTGCATCATCAAGTGCTCTTGCAACATTCTTTTCAATATTATCTTTACGCTCATCCACTACCTTCCAGATTAAGCGTGAAGGCTTAAATGTTTCTTTGTCAAGATTTTTAACAAATCCACTAGCCTTATTAATTCTACCTGCAATTTCATATATTACACCTGCTGCTGATTTATTCTTCAACGCTCCAGCAGAAGTTGTATAATCTTTTCTTACCTTACCTTCAGCCTTTGATGAGGATATGCCTGCTTTGATAACACTTTGGTCCCAAGCAGGCCACCCTGCACCACCACGAGAACGAGGTTTTGCAGCAGGTTGAGTACTCCATCCACTAAGTGGTGGAGTGTCAGTGACCAGGCTTTTTGCTTCTTTCTTAGCGATACTTAATTCTTTATTAATCACGCTATTAAAGTTACGAACTGCCTGCTTGTCAAATGACTCCAATGACTTTAGTGTTTCCTTTAATCCAGTTAACACTATAGCATCTTTACTCATTACCCACCTGCATTCTTGTTCTTTTCTTTGAGATAAATAACAATTGCTTCAAGAACACCATCAGGTGCGTCCATCAAATCAATTGGTGATAGGCCTGTTTCCACAGAAATCATTGCTAACGAATATGTTAGGCTGTCTCTGTGGATTCTAAATTTGGGTCTACAACTAACTCAACACTGTCTAGAGTGTCAAGGAAACTGTCGCCCCATGGCTTTACAACTTTTCCACTATCCTTCAAAGCACTCCATGCTAAGAAATAGATGTGTTCTAGTTTCTGATCTTCGCTAAGTAACTTAGCAAATCCCTTGCCGAATTTCTGTTCAAAAGAAACTATTGATCGTGGTCTTAGGGCTAGTGTGCCTTCAAATCCGTCAGTAGTCTTTACCTTTATATGTAGTCCGTCCATTTTGTTGCCCCTTTTCTAAGGTGTGATTGATTTTGTTATTTCGCCTGATATAGGCCATGTAACACTTACTGTGGTTAACTCACCAACAGCAGCAGATAAGGGCTGCCATTCTGTGATTACTGCATTAAATGTATACTTTGGATTACTCGCACTTACGACTGTATTTATTGGACGAACTTCAACTAATATTGCTGTGCCAACTTTTGAGTTAGCCAGAGATGTTCCATTGATAATTTCTTCAAGTCCATTATCGCTAAAGTCTTGATAAAACTCAAAGGTTACTTGATTCTGTCCAAGTCCTGCTATAAGTGTTCTGTAAACATCGTTCATTTGTGTCGTATCAATAGTCTCATGCGAGGTTGCAAGAGAAATTGATGAGACATAATCGCTTACATCGTACAATCCACCAAGTAACACATACGCATTAGTTAAGACTATTTTTGACATATTAAGGAGTTACATCCTTAGTGATCTGACCTGAAATTGGCCAGGTAACAGATGCAGTTGCTAGTTCGCCTACTGCTCCGTTTAGTGGTGTCCACTCTGAAATTAGAGCGTTAAATTGATATTCAGGATTTGTAGCAGAGATTGCACCATTTACTGGCTGAATCTTGATTGCTGCAACTGTACCCAATAGTGGATAGATTGTTGCTTCTACATCTCCTGCTGCAAAATCCTGGTGGAACTCAAGTGTTACTGAGTTATCAACAAGTCCTGCAATACGGTCTCTTGCTGCTTGTGGAACATTTCCTCCACCAAATGCAGTTGTGTCCAAAACATCATATGTGCTTCCAAGTGTTACTGATGCCACATGATCTGAGAGGCTTACTCCTGCAATTGTTACTTCAACATTGGTTAGTACTAATCTGGCCATTGTTATTTTTCTCCTTGTTCATTATTGTCTGAGTTAAAAACAGAAACTTTTGGTTCCTGCTGTGTTACTGGTGGTACTTCTTTTACTGCTGGTGTTACCTTTACTGCATTTGCGGATACGATATGCCCTGCTGCAAGAAGAAATTCAACATTTCCGCCTGCACTAAGTATATCATCTTTGGTAAGTTTCTCATCTTTTACCTTACCGCAAACTTTCTTGTTTGAGATTACTGTATATTCCATTGCTTCTCCTTAGCCCCAGATTGTGAGGTTATAGCGATATGATAAGAAAGACTGCTCACCAGAAGTATATGTACCACTGTCTGCACTTATAACTCTGAGTGTATCAACAAGGCCACCTAATGATCTATCTGATTCTAAAGCAGTTTTAATGGAACCTTGTCCACTGCCTGCCAAGAAATTATCAAGTTTGTCTTGCCCACTTCTTTCTGATATTCTTTGTACAATCACAAATATATCAACAGATGCTTGGTCTAAACCACGAGCATTGTCAATATCAAATGTGAAATCTAATTGTCCAACTACAGCACATGGTGGAACAATAACATCTGGAATTAAGTCATAGACTCTAAGTCCTGAAATTGTCTGTAGGTTGGCTTTGAGGGCATCTCTTACGCCATTGATATTACTTATAGCCATTAGTATGCCAACCCAAAGTTTCTTCTAAATGTCTTTAGCAGCATCTCAACATCTGGATCAAGGCGAGAGTTCAAACGAACTGTTCCTAGTTCTACAGATCCTGCAATACCAAACGGAGATTGCTTTCTAACGAATAATCTTGATGCCTGAATCTTGCAGGCTAATTCTACTTCATATGGAATTTCTTTCCATCCCCAAACACCAGTTATCTTAACTGTTTGTGGAAAGAAGTAAGGAAATACATATGTCTGAATTGCTAATAGTCTAGTCACTGGCTTTCCAGTTTCTGGATTATTAATAGGCTCATACATAAGGTCTGTATCTAAATTCCATACCTGGTTAAATGGTCCAGATTGATTTGCTCTTGTTCTTACTTCTGTTGGTTCAATAAGGTCATCAATCTCTAGATACCACGGACTTACAGGTGTGTAGTACTTAGTTACTGGAGCAGCGAGAGTTCCCTCTTGATAGAAGGATCTTTGGCAGTAGTCATCAATCATACGGCTTGCAGCAAGAATGGCTGCTTGAATATCATTGTCATCAATGCTATCCTCAATCTGCAGTGCATTTCTCACATCTGCCAATGTTGTATAAACATTAGTTGGCTGCGAACTTTGTGCAAGCGTAGGTCTGCTCATTTATTCCTCTTCTCCAATTTAGGTAGCATAGCCTTCTCCATCTTAGGAGTAGCACTTGCTGTTTCCTTTTTAATCTTAAAAATTTTTTTAATTCTTTTCATAACTTCTCTCTTAAGGTAAAGGTGGACGGACCTACAACGGGGCAGTCAACAGGCCCATCCACCACCCTAGGATATTTTCCTGGGTATCCCACTAAGGATAAGTTTCCCTATCCCTAGTGAGAATACTTTTTAGATTAGAATGTAGGTGTTACAAGACCTGTTCCTGAGATCTTTGAGAATGCTGCAGGGTAACGGCCAGCAGTTGCTGCTGCGTATCCGTATACGACTGACTTGATTGTCAATGATCCAGCACCTGTTGCATCAAAGTTCAATGCAAATGGTGATCCTGCTTGTTCCCATAGGTGGAATTCTGGTGCAGTTACGCAATAGATTTCATCCTGGTTAGTTCCAGCACCTGCTGTTGTTGTAACATTTGCATCTGCAACGATTGGTAGACCCATCAATGAGTAACCTGAGTTACCGTAGAATGCCTGACCTGCACCTGTTGCGTATGCGTTCATTGGTCCGTTTAGTGTTGGAACTACTAGTGGACGACCTGAGTTGTCAACTGATGCAAGCAAGAATGCTAGACGGCGTGGGTGCATTACCCAGTGTGTAGGGTTCATGAATGCGCCAGTCTGTACCTTCTGGTATGCGTCTGCCAACTTTGGATATAGTTCTGCAGCAGTAGGTGATGCATCTGTGTATGTTACAGATCCAATTCCAACTGTGTTTGAAAGACCTAGGATAGAACCTGATGTTCCGTCACCGTTAAGGATCTGGTCATCAAGTGTTGTGTGCCATCCACGGATAAGGTCCTGGATGATGAATGCATCAATACCAGTTCCACGCTCAATCGCCTGCTTTGAGATATCCTGCTGACCTGCGATTGTACGAACATTCACAGTCAATAGTGTATCGTCAGCATTTGTCTCTGAGATTGCATCGTTTTCAGCAGCCTGGACTGCAGTTGATGTACCAGTTGTCATGCGAGAGATATTTAGAGTCATACCTGCTGGAGGCAAGATCATCTTGTTTGTTGCAAAGTCTGCTGTTGGGCGACCTGCACGAGCAAGTGGTGCTGCTAGGTCAACGAGGTATTGTGGAATTACAAGACCTGCGAAGTTACCTGTACCAACATCACGACGCTCAATCTCTTCTTCACGAGT